AAAAGAGTTCTAACGATTGTGAATAAAGTACATCAAACACTTCATTCTTTATTCTTACATTCTGTCCAAAAGAAATTAGAGAAAGGATTAAAAAAATAAAAAGGATAACGATTTTCTTCATATTATAGCATGTTTTTGTATATACTATAAATATGGGTTCTTATAGTTTTCCGTAATCCAAACCCCAACTAGCCTTAACAGGGAAACCACTTCCTTCAATGATTTCCTTCAATCCTCTAATCAATCCCTTATCAATATCAGTCGGAACATCAAAAAGAAACGAGTCATATGTGTATAAACAAAAGTTAATACCACTTCCCTTTATATAATCCAATATCTTTCTCATAACCTCAATATTCATTTCAGTCTCAACGGCTTGTAATAAGTAGTTGAATACCTTTTGTGCATTTGGTTGTTCTATCCAACTTAATGGTATTTCTCTATGTGGTGTTTGTAAGTATCCATGCTTTTGTGTTTCAGCCCATAGGTTATCAATGTAATCAGCTACCGCATTAAGATATGGGATTTGTCTGAAGTCATCATCAATACCACCATATAGTAAACGGAACGTAATTCCCTTTCCCTCATTCACATCACATCCATATTGTTCAGCTAACCACTCATGCACATTACCTTCCGGCATATGGAACTTAATCAACTTACCAATTAGTCTTGGGTGATATGCGTTATAATCCATTTGTAGGAATATCCCATCCGAAATGAAACATTCTCTACTACCATCCGTTTTATTGAGGGCGGCATAGTTCACACCACCATGTCTATTGGATGGTCTACCTGTCACCGTAAATGGATTGTATTCCGTAAACACTAAATTATCGGAGGAAAGCTGTTTGAGGGCTTGAGGCCATCTATCAATGAATTTTTCCCTAACGACACGAATTCCGAATTGTTCAATATCTGAAAGGGTAGGTATAAACACTTCATTGTACCACTTAAGAGTAGTAGTGTAAGGTTCATTATGAAAGTACTTACCGAATTGCGGTTCTATTGCTTCTACAATCTTCATTAGAGGAAGGGATTGTATCAAATCATCTCTATACCCTTTGTGAGTTAGCGTTGAAAGGAGAGGATTTAAAGGGGATTCATAATCAATTACCTTTGCTTCCTTTCTAAAGTATGCTGAATCTACATCATATAGATTTACCGAAACATTAAGAGTATGTAATATCTTCTTTTTTTGGAATATCCACTTTTGTCCGTTGGTATTAAGTATGGTCTCTATTTGCTCAATAGATAGCGATAGAGCGTCTGTATGTGTATGTGGTAGAATGTACAAACCATCAGAACATCGTACAACTATGAGCGAAAGGGGGGTGTTTAAAGGATGCTTACTATTATCTACCCACATAGGATACCAAATAGATACTTCCGTTTCCAGCTTTTCTTTTAATTGATTAATTTCGTCAATAGACTCAACAATATTCATAAGTACAAAGATACAAAAAAAATCCCAAACTACCAAATTAATGTAGAATGGGATTTTGGTGGAGATGAGGGGAATCGAACCCCTGTCTTACAAAGTAATCATAATACCAGCATATCACACGTTTAGGTAAAGTTTAATCTTATTCACTTTCCAAAATAATTGGGGCCGTATGGTTAGTACAGCTTTCCACCAACCTATCAGTTTTTAAGAGCCGATAGGTAGAGCTCCGTTTTGTTCACTTCTATTTAAATGTTCCACGAGTGATGCGGAATGAACTAAGCAGCGTATGCGTACTCAGAAGCCCCAATGAATTCCATCATAGAATCAAAGGTCATAGTTGACATTTCGTCAGTTGTTTGTTTGCGCAGATTTAAAGAGCTCTAGCACATCTCTCTACGTGTGGTACTACCATTCTCATTGCAATCAAGTCCATGGCATCCCCATTATATAATGTAAATATACGAATAATTTCTTAAACTACCAAATTATTGTTTAGAAAATTGTAAAGTGTTTGGGAGATATGTATATAAATTACGAATAGTTTTACATCCCAATTTTATTGATTTTAAATTTGATTGGGATATTTCATCAGAGTTACCCGATAATCTCCACAATATAGGCACTGCTATAAAAAATGGAGAAATTGCATATATAGAAAATAAATCTTTACTTATTTCATAAATGGGTGAACCAGCATCATTTGATTTTTGTATAAAATATCTTTTAATATATCCATTCATATAATCAGAATCTAATGGAGTTGGTATAAAAGTTTTTATTTTTTTTGTTTTAAATGTATTAGTATCTTTAAGTATTTTATTATATCTATTTATATCAATTGGCATATTATTATTTTTTAGATTGTTTTGCTCTAAATTCACCAGTTACAGAGGTTGTCCATAACATACCACTTAAAGTATGTTCAATTTGTGTTATTTGAAATAATCCGTTTTTATTGTATTTGTCAGGTATTCCCTTTATAACAAAAGTATCACCACGTCTTAATCCACTTACACCTAGTGTTTTAAATGTATATTTTATTGGTAGTGGGTGTGATAATCCACCTTTTTGTTGAAATGAATCATTTTTTAATCTGTCAAAATAAGATTTATCATCAAAACAATAAATTCTATAATTATTATCAAATTCTACCCTATTTTCCAATGCTGTATTTAACTTATCTTCATCCGTTGAATTTAGTGCTGGATTTGGTAATATTTCTATTTTAGACAAATTAGAATTAATTGCTGCAATTTTTATTTCTTCTGTTTTAGTTGCAATTTCGTTTTCAAGCGCCGTCAATTCGGTTTCTATTTTTTCAATAGCTTTTTGTTGGAAGCGTTTATCTACAACTTCTTGGCTCCCAAACAAAGCCTTTGGTCCAGCTGGTGGATTAATTTTTGCATCAGTTAATTGGTCTTGTAATTCTTTTTGTTTTACTTTTTTAGCTTCCAGCGAATCCTCTTCGCCAGCTACTACGCCGTTATCTACATTTTCATTATTACCATCTTTATATTTATTTGCCGCTTTTAAAAACATATCCGGTTCAGATGCAAAAAATCCACCTTTAGCAGTACTAATAAAAGATGCATCTTTTTGAGAAGATATACTTAATCTTTCTGTTATTATTTTATTTGCCATATCCGCTGGAATTGACAAATCTAAAGTTGATTCTAAAAATGGTGAACGCTCTCCAGTATGATAGAAAAATTCAATACTTGTATTTGGATTTTCGCCTATCCAGTTTTCATCAATTACAGTTATTACAACATCTCCTTTTTTTAAAGCACCACTATCTTCTGTTAGTACTCTTTCTACCAATTGAAAATGCCAAAATGAATTTGCTGCAGCTGACATTTCATTTAGTACATCCAACAATACTTCTCTTATACTTTTATTTGGTTGTTTTGTTTTAGCTATAAGCATATCAAGATTAACATATAAATCTTTTAAATATCCCCAATAGCCTGCCTTTTCAGCATATCCATCATTATCAATATCTGGTGTTAAATTTTTTCCTTGTACAAATGAAATACCACCAATTGCATGATTTGGTTTTGCTTCAATTACATTACCCCCAACCTGCAGACGTCCTTCTTCACGTTGTGTTATAGTTGCATCATTAAAATAATATTCAGCAAAAGCTGGTATTTCTCCTGGTATAACTAATGCAGATGATTTTAATGAAAACATTTTTGGAAATGCACCTATTTTAGTTTTAGATATATCAATCCCAACTCCGACTTTTTTATCACCCATTGTATAAGATAATAATGCTCCATTTGAATTTAGAATATCAATTGCTAAATCCATTTTAATATATCTATTTTTTGAATAAAGTTTTTCTTTAGCTATTGTAACACTAGTACTACCAGCTGCGGCATTAACTGTTACATCAGAACCTTCACCTTTGTTTAAAAAACCAAAATTAGTGCCGTAGCTAGTTACTATGTTATTTTTTATAACTTCATCAACATTTATAAAATCAAATTGAGTAACTTTTGTTTTTAAATCATCTACTTGACTAATTTGCCTATGTGCTGGTAAATCATTAAACATTGATTTAAATCTTCTAAGTGGTACAGATAAAGCGGTATCCTCATCCGAAACTTCCGATGGTGGGTATGGGTCTTTTTTACCACTATCAATTATTTTACCTTTGCTATCTTGCTTTTGTAGTTGTGCATGAGATTGTAAATATGTTGGTAATCCGGGTGCTCCTCTTAATTTTATATCTACATTAAATTGTTCACCATCATTTGAAACACTACCACCAACTATAAATCCAAAAAATGTATCATAATCACCATTTGATTTTACTCTTAAAGCATGCAATACATCATAGTTTAAATTTCTTCCGGTACATTGAGATAGTATTCCCGCATCAGTATCAATCATACTCATACCACCCTCCGGTGTATTCCATCCCCATTCTACACAAAGTGAATATCCGGGTTCTAAAAAATACGTTTGTACAATTTCCATTTGTTCTAATGAAAAACATTTAATTTGTAAATTTGCTTCTTTTGATATTTGGTCTTTTCCTTCTTTAACAGTAAAAGATACAATTCCAGGTGATGGTCTTAATGCTCTATCACTACCACCAGAAATAGGGTTACCATTCCAATCAGTACCAATAGTTCCAACAGAATTAGGACTACCATATATGGATGCTCCCTCTCCCGCTGCTTTGAATAATTCAAAGTTATTATTAGATGTCATAATTAACCCACTACCTGCCCCAGAAAATACACGCAACCAAACATTCATATTAGTTGCTTTGTGAATATCTCTTCTTGAGTTTATACTTTTGACAATTGAATTGTCAATATTTGTTAATTTAGGCCACATTAGTTAGTAAAATTTCTTAGTATTTGTAGATAATTTTGTGGTATTCTTAATATAGTACCTTCTGTGAATGCAAATACTGAATTGTGTATATTATTTGCCGATGCTATAATCCACCAAAGAGATGAATCTTTATAATATTGATGAGCTAATGTATCTAATCTATCGCCAGTTTCAGTAGCAACATATACATCATCATCTCTTAATGGTATGTTTGGATATATTATTGATTTATATACAGTCCTACCATCAGTAGTTTTTTTAGTTTTATTATTATAGTATCTACTTATCATAATTATTTACTTATTTAGCTGGTTTACCAAAGTTAATACCTTTATATACACCGGGTGTTTGTAAGAATGATGTATTTGGATTAACTGAAAATGGCGTATTAGGTGTAGTAGGCGCTTTAAGATAGTTTGGCACTTTTAATATTTTATCCGATATTGCTTTTTGTGCAGCGGCTTTTGCTGCATTGGCTTTATCCTTAGCTGCTTTTGCTAAGGCTGCTGTTGCTGCCGCTTCTTCTTTAGCAGTTATTATTTCTTTTGGAGAACTATTTGGAGATAAAGTTTCTTTATATATGCTATTAAATCCATACAGATTTTTTTCAAATGTGTTGGATTTACTTTCAACAAATTTCAATGTAACACCCACATCAATAATTCTAGGTAATTTATAATCTCTAGCTATATAATCAGTACTACTTCCATCATCATTACTTCCTTTATCATCAAATCCAGTTTCCCATACATTATTATCATCTATTGTATAAATTAATGAATCTATAAAACAATCTCTACTTCTAAACATATCACCCAATGTAAATTTTAAAAATGGAGGAACTACACTATTACCACCAATATATTCCTGCGCATATACCAATGATGCTAAAAAATTTATTCGTTCCCATGCAGCAGTGTGTTCATTTGCTGATAATGAATATACTTTAAAATTAAATTGAATGGTTCTCTCAATACCACTGTATGTATGAAAGCTAAAGGGATTTCCTATAAATTTGCTGGCTTCCCAAGATGGTGCGAATGTTTCGGTTAATCCAGTTATAGTTGCTCTAAAATTAACAGATGTACCTTTTGCAACAGAATAAAATTTAAGTGTCACAAAATCCATCCCATTAATACTCAAATCATTACCTATATATGGTACTTCTTTGTTTAATTTATCTACATAAAGTCCTTGTCCGGGAGCTATAACCTCACCAATATCATTTGTTTTATTTGTACTAAGTCCTAATCTTGCTTCTAAAGAGGCTTTATCAAATCTCGTTTTATTTCTTTTTGTGTATCCATTTTCAATTTGACTATTAATTGCTAATTTTTCATAAAACTTTATCTCATCAATTGAATCAAAGACTGTAGATAAATCATTTCTTTCTAAAATATCAACATCATAACCAAGCTTTTTTGAGGTTGAATACTTGCTGTATTTTAAATTACTTCCTTGTACTGTAAACGAAGTAAATAAATAATTTGAACTAAGTATTTGACGATTTCCGTGAGAGTCTGTAGAATATATTGGATATCCGGCGCTGGTTTGTGCTATATTTATTTGACCAGCATTACCGCTTCCCAATAATAAATTCTTTAATGCTTTTTTACCAGCGTCTGCAGCTGCGCCAGCAATATTACTTCCTAATTGATTAATTGTACCACCACTACCAACTCCCTTTGCTATAAGTTTTCCTAAAGCACTACCTCCACCTTTTTTTTGAATTTCTGCCAATCTAGTCACATTATTTAATACAGAAACATCATCGGTATTAAATTCCGTTTTATTTAAATATATTTTAGTTGGTGTTATGTTTTGAGGAACGCCTAATATAGATTTTACTGAATTGATTAAACCCCTACCAGCATTCACCAAACCACCTAATAATCCACCCCCTGCACCAGTTGGATTAGTACTATTTTTCATTTCTTGTACATCATCACTTTGTTGTAATGTAAATCTTGCTATTTTAGTACCATATATAATTGGTGAAGATAATTTACTTATTATTCTTAATCCAGTTGTTTCTTGCTCAACTAAAGTTTCCTTACCAGTTGTTGATATTTTTCTTCTAATTGCCGTTGCTGCTTTAAGAGGTAATCCCATTAAACCAGCTGCTGATGTTAATTCATTATCTTTACTATTACGGACAGCATATTGTTGTTCAGCGGTTTTACCACTGCTTAATTTTTTACTTCTAAATAATTCTTCTATCGTTGGCATGTTATATTATTATCCTTGTCCGAATGCAAAATTGTTTCTAGTATTGTTATTAGAATTATTTGCTACATTTGCCGTAACCTTTGAAGTATCCATATATGCATGTGCCATAATTCCACCAGTTGTTAATTTTTGCATCAACGTATCTACTCTTCCAAGTAATGCTATATATTTACTATCTGAATTTGAAGATACTACCATTCCACCTTTACTCATTTTTGATACTGCTCCAGGTGCCGCTACTAAATCATCGTTTGGCGATAATTCAAATAATCCACCTTCTTTAGTTGATACTCTAGTTTTTCCATCACCTCTCGCAGGTGACATTATATCACCGGCTTTTCCAAAATCCGCAAACATAGATGCTATACTTGCTGCAGCTAATACTAATCCAAATATTCCCATTACACCAGCACCAGCCCATATAGATGATATTGCTATTTTTTGAGATGTTATAGACCTTAATTTATCCATCGCATACATACCTCTTATTATAATCATATCTTTTGAATCTGCTACATATTTGGCAATTGCAGCCCCCTTAATAATTAGAGCAAGTCCAGCAAGAACTCCCATAATTTTAACAGTAGTTTCCAAATGTTCAATCATATAAGAAATTGCTTGAGCTGCCCATTTAAATGGAGTAAGTGCAGCTGTTATTATTGGAGCTAATGCTGAAAAGATTGGCATCAATGCTCCTCCAACTGTTGCAACAATTCCTTTAAATTGATTACTCATATCAGTAATTTGTCCTGATATTTGTTGGTTTTTTATAAATTCATCAGTTTTTTGTTTTAATTGGTCTTCATTTATATTTGTTAAATCTAATCCGGCAGAAACAGCAGCTTCCGCATCTTTTAATTCCTGCCCACTTAAATGACCTAATTTTTCTTGCATTAATAATTGCTTATTAATATCTTCAATACTCATATTAGCCGCCTTTGCTAAAGCTTTTTGAGTAAATAGGTCTTGATTTTTAAATCCAACACCCTGATTTAATTGTTTTAATGTTTCTTTTTGTGCACCAATTAAATCATTTTCATATGCTAATGCTCTTGCTCTACTAAGATTAAATTGACCACCTACATATGTTGCTGCTACTAATTCATCTTCAATACCACCCTCAAAATCCAATAAATCTTCAGCTACCTTTGCTACTTTAGTTAATGTTGTACCTAATTGATGAGCTTGGATTACTTGAGCTTTAAGTGCATTAACATCTCCTTTAAAAAATTTAGAAGTTGCTTCTGCGTTTTCTGCAATATCTTCTAATACCTCTTTTGGAGATACCTTACCTTGCTGAGCCAATGATGCAACTTGCATTTGTAAACTAGCTGCAGTTTCACCACTAACTCCAGCTACTTGCTCAAATATACCCTGTACTTTTGCTGCTGTTTCTGATGTTGTTCCAGTTCTAGCTTGTATCCCACTTAATGCTGCTAATGTTTTTGTTGAAAAGTGAGTCATATCACCAAACACGTTTGCTAAATCGTTAGCTACATCAAATACGTGTTTTAATTCTACACCAGCTCCTCTTAATGAAACTTCAATTTCATGTGCTTGGTGCGCAAGATGCTCTGTTTGTTTAACAGTCATTCCAGAAGTCTTCCTATAATCTTCTGCTGCTTTATCTAATTCTAAAAATGATTCAAGACCTGCTGCTAATAATGCGGCAATCAATACTAATGGTAGTGTGCCAGCCATTAAAGATTTTGCTAATTTTTTAGCAAAGTCAACCCCACTTCTTAATGATTCTGGTGCTGCCTCATATAGTTCCTTTTGTCCTTCTTTAATTGCAAGAATTCTTTCTTCTTTTTTAAATAACTTTTCTTCTAAATCAATATTAGCTAATAAAGATTTGTATTGTCGTTCATTATAATGCGTTTTTTTACTTTCTAATTCGTTTCTTTTTAAAGCAAATTTATTTTGAAAAATAGCTTCTCCTTTAGCCTTTGCTGCCGCTTCTGCTTGCTCTCTTGTAGCATCAGCTTGCTCCTGCATATGTGCTACCTTTTCTATTGAATCCTCTAAATCTTGATTAGCTAACCCCTTTTGTTTAATTTTTTCTTTTATAATTTCAACATTAATAGAAGAAAATACACTAGCTCCTCTTGATGCACCTGTTAAATTTTCCCTTACTTCTTTATCATATCTAGCAAAACTTTTTGAAAATTTGGTTAGTTCTTTATTAAGTTCAATTTGATTGATAAGTTCTTTTCTTGCTTCTACAACTACTGCTTTCTTCTTACTAATTATATTGTCTATTTGTATTTTTTCTTGGGCAGTTGCTTTTGCTTTTCTTTCTTGGTGTTGCGCAATCTCTTTATTACTATCCTCAATTATTCTAAGTTGTTTAATAATTTCAGGAAAATCTTTATATCTTTCTTCTTGTGATATTTTTTCTGCCATTGCGTATAAATCTAATTATATTTTAATAAAGACCATATTTTTTTAATATATTCAATGTACCAGGATCTAATTCTTTTTCCATTCTTTTAGCAGCCTTATCATTCAAATCACCAATATCCTTATCCAATTTTCTTAAAACTGGGTCATTATCTATAATTTTTCTTATTTCATCCGGTGCTTTCTTTTTACCAAAAAAACTGAAAAATTCATTTAAATTTTTTCTTGATATTTTATATTTCTTTGCCATATATCTATTTGTTTTAGTTATTATCTATAAATATCTTATAAACAAAAAAGTTAGGATTTAAGGGAAATTACCTCTTAATCCTAACTTTAGATGCTTTATTTGCTGTTTCTACTTGCTCATTCTCTTTTTTCTTAGCATCTACTAATTTATTGTAGTAGAAATTTCTAAGATGGGTTGGCATTTTATATAAATCCATTACCGTAAACCCATTTCCATAATTCACCATCTCAAATATTTGAGTGTGAAGATTTAAACTATGATTTTTCGGAAGGCCAAAAAAACCCAACTCCCATCGTAATGGGAACTACCTCGGTTTGTCCATCTTCATAGATGTGGGTGAATACCATATCAATATCAGGAGATATGGATTTTACATAGTTTCTAAAAGCTTTACTATCTTTTGCTAACATACCATTAACAAATTTAGATATTGCTGATATATCGTTATTACCATCTACACTTTTAATCATATAGCGTAATCTAGTAGTAATTTCAAACGATGAATCTTTGTTTAATTTTTCCAAAGCATCAATATCTTTTTGAATTGCTAACTCATCACCATGTGTAAGTAATTTGAATGTTATTTTCTTACCATTTGAAGGTAATGTAAATTCAAATTCATTTTTGTTGTTAAAAATAGATGTATCTACTTCCTTTGTTTGTACTTTTGATAAGTCAACAACAGCATCAATTTGCTCACCTGTTTTTGATGAATAGAAACTAATTGGGTAATCTGCTCCATATCCTAACAATCTAGTTGCAAGTACTATAGCGTTTTTGTCACCAATTATAATATCATTTGGATTTACGTTATCTACAATAATAGATTCAAATAGTTTATCTAATACTATTCCTTTTCTAATTAAATTTGTTGATGCAAGTATATCTTCCTCTTTTGCGGTCATATACTTTATAGTAATTTGTCCAGATGAAAGAGGACTCTCTTTTGGATAAATCTTTCCTCCTGATGGTAAATCTAATACCTCCGTTGGAAAATCGTATGTTTTTTCTGTCATAACTTTACTTTGTTTTAAGTTTGTATATATAAATACATAATTTTTGAAAAATTAGAAAGCATAAAAAAGGGGATTCTTTTGAAATCCCCTTATTTTTGTTATTTTTAGATTAGTATTCAAGAATAGCGTAATCGTAAGATAATGTTAATTCAATTGTTGCAGGTTCGTTAGAATCAAATGATACATCACCAAAATTTGCTTGCTGAATGAAAGCGCCTTTGATTTTCCATTGTTCTATTTTATCGCCAACTGGTCCCAACATATAGAAATCCAAATCTTTCTTATAAAAATCTGCGTATCCACGTCTACCAGTGATTGATTCATGTCCCAATCTAATCCACTCCATTACTGATTGTGCAGCCGATGGTACAATTGGGTCATAAAGAGTAATTGTAATATCTTGCCACTCACCTTTACCTTGCAACTTTCTTTTGATGTTGATATGGTCTAAAGTGATTGTTTCAAATTGGATTGATGGTCTTGCTGCTGCCTTAACCATATACCCCGGTACACCATCCCATTCTAAGATGTAGCGATTTTTCATTTTTGGTTCGAAGTTCGTATAGAACATCTTATTAAACTCTAATATTTCTGCCATTTTATTCCTTTTATTTTATATTAATAAATATCTACTTTTTGTTTTTCTATATTATGCTGAGAAACTTGCTCCAGTTGGTAAGATGTTGAAATCTATTACGATAAATTCCGCTGTCTTTGCCGGTTGTAAGAAAATTTGTCCAGCTAATATGTTTCTATCAATTACATCAGGTGTGTTATTACTTTCATCCATTACAACTCTAAAAGAATAAAGACCTTGTCTTTGTTGTACAGCTTCTAAATAAGGATTAACCGTATTTAAGAATCTTGCTCTAGTTGAAGATGTATTTTGTTCAAACACTAAATAACGAGATGTAGATGCTACAAACTTCTTAAGAACGATAAGTAATCTTCTAACATTGATTCTATCTAAAGCTGATGCCTTATCTTGCAATGTTTTTTGTCCGAATGCTACAATACCTTGTCCAGGGAATGCTGCGATTGGGTTTACTTTGTTCTCATATAGAGTATCTCTTTCAGAATGTGTTAATCTATTTAAAACACTAACTGCTCCTACGATACCACCTCTATTCAAACCAGCAGGTGCGAACCATTCTGCTGCTAATCTATCGTTAGCTGCGAAAACAGCGGGCATTAATACTGATGGTGGAACACTCATCAATTTGTTTGTGTTTGTATCTATTGTCTTAACCCAAGGATAGTAAGTTGCTACATAGTTAGAATCAACTGCGTTTGCTTGCTCAGTTGCTTCAGTTATTGTATCATCATAATCATTGAAGTCAGCGATATAAAATGCATCTTGTCTACTTTCAACCATGTCAATTGCTTTTGTTACAATTGCAGGATGTAAACTTCTTACAATACCAGGTGTTACTACCATATTGATATCCCACTCATCAGGGTTAGATACTGCGTTAATTGCTTTAGTGTATGCTACTGAACCAGATGATGTTGAAGATGCGCAATTAAATCCTTGCGTATTTGCATTACCCCAATCAGTATCACCAGCTTTAGCTTTAGTTACAGTTGGATTCATACCATCAAAACCTTCTTGGAATGCTAATACAAATTGTCTCTTAACCATATCAGTTGATGCCGAACCAGTCATTACATATGATAATTGTGAATCAAATGCGAATGCTGTGTTAGAACCAGTTTGAGCTCCAACAGGAATTGCTTTTAAGTATTGTGCGTTATCTAATTTAACTCCAGTTGTTTCAAAATCAAATCCACTAAAATATATTGGAGATGATGATGAGTTACCAGTTGAGTTAGTTTGATATGTTACTGCAGGTATTAAAAGTGATTCTGCATTGGTTGTTGCCGTAATTGGGTTTGTATATGCTCCATGTCCGAATGGTGCTGCTGATATTGGGAATGAACCTGCTGCTGATACAACTACTCTTACATATTTTGATTTGTTTGAGTAATCGCCATTTTCAGTTATTTTACCATCAGAATCAATTGTATTATATCTGTCACCAATTCTTCTAGCTATATAGTTAGGAGATGCTGCATCTAAGTTTACATTATTAAATGTTTCTATTACACTCTTTCTCTTATCAGTATCACTATATGAACGAATTGTTACAGTAAATGTAGAATAATCAGTTGCTCCATCTTCACCAGCTGCTTTAACATTTGAAATACCTACTTTATATTTTGTATTGTAAGTATCACCATGTCCTAAAGTCACAAAGTTAAATAAGTCGTATCTTTCACCACTAATCAATTGAGATTGTACCATTGGTGTTTGCGCTTCAGTTGTATTATATGCAAAATCTTGCGTTGGTAATACCACTCTAGTTATTACAATGTTGTTTCCAGCAGAACCAGTATAGTATCCAGCCATATTTTCAAAGTATGAATATGCGTATGCTGTTTTTGCTCCAAATGGAGATTCACCAAATACATCTGATAAATCATTTGTTGCTGATGATAATATTGATGCTGATACGTTTACTCCAGCAGTTAATGTGTTAATTACAAATGAACCATCTGTATTAGAATCACTAACTACAGTTGCTCCAGTAAAACCAACTTTTTCATCCCCTACTTTAGTTGAGTGTAATACACCAATTAATTTAGTACCTACTGATTGAGCTGATGAACCAGAAGCAAATATTGCTAAAGGTGCTACTTGTTGGTATCCACCAACACCACCTACTCTTACCACAGTTACTTGTCCTGCTTCTCTTAAATAGTTTTGTACTGCGTACTCACTATAATAAGTTCCATCGGGAGTACCAAAGGTATCCTCAAACTCTGATTGAGTTCTTATAATTGTTGGAATGAATGCAGGTCCTTGCTTAAAAGGTCCTATAATTGCTGCTCCAATTTCTCCTACTCCTTGTGCTAAGAAGGATAAATCATTTTCTCTTGTGAAAACGCCGGGTGATACGATTCTTTCTGACATTTTGTTTCTTCTATTTGTATTTTAATTGTGTATTAGTAATTACTTACATTAATACTCATATAAATATAAAGAAAATGTCCAAAACACAAATTTATTATTAAATCTGCACTTTGGACATTTATAATTTTGTTTTAGTTAATTAATAACCTGGAACAGAACCAGAAGGTGTTGGGTATGAAGTACTACCAGATGTTGGTGACCAAGGTAAATCTACAGTAGTCACTTCAATTCTAGCGTATTTCTTATTATTTATTTCTTTTTGAATTTGTCCATTAATATGAGTCATATAGTTAGTTTCATAAGAACCACTAACTACATTTTTAACCCAACCTAATACCAATTCTTCTGATAAATCATGATAGTCAACAAACCCATCACCATTTAAATCTTGAGGTGTAAATGGAGTTGCTCCATTGAAAATTCCAAAATTACCATCTTCATCAGTACCAGTTAGTTTCCAATTAGTACCAACAACTATATTTTCAAAATTTTCAGAATTTTGTTTTTTCAATGCGGTTAGTTCCCACGTATATGTTAATCCCATAATAAATTATTTGTGTTTATATTATATAAATATAAGTATTTTTACTTTTTATTTTTAAACTTCCAATGAACCACTATAATAATCAGTAGTTAATAAATGTCTATATGCTTGTGCCATATGGTCTAATTCAGATGGTACTTCTAAAAAAAATACGCACTTATGGTCCATACCAGCAGTTCCAACCGTAACACCATGTTTATTATCGGATGGATTTTTTCCAATAAATCCAATTGGAATAGAATCATTATC